ATGCCCCTTACCGATGTCGCCGTGCGGTCTGCGAAGCCGCGCGAGAAGGCCTACAAGCTGGCTGATAGCCAAGGCATGTACCTCGAAGTCATGCCCAATGGATCGAAGTACTGGCGCCTGAAATACCGTATCGACGGGAAGGAGCGGCGGGCCGCTCTGGGTGTCTATCCGGAAGTATCTCTCCTTGCCGCGCGGAAGGCCCGGGAGGAAATAAAGGACGCTCTTCGTGCGGGGCTGGACCCATCGCATGAGAAGAAGCGAGCGGCGCTCCAGCGGAATCTTGAACGCGAAAACTCGTTCGAGGCGGTCGCGCGCGACTGGCACGATCACAAAAAGGCGAGCTGGAGCGAGGCCCATGCCGTTCGGGTGATGAAGCGAATGGAGAGCGAGCTGTTCCCCGCGCTCGGCGCCCGGCCAATCCAGCAGATAACGGCGCCTGAAATCCTGGCGGTGATCCGCAAGATCGAGAGCCGTGACGCGCTCGAACTGTCGCACCGGGCGTTGCAGACGGCCGGCGAAGTATTCCGGTTTGCGATCGCGACTGGCCGCGCGGAACGCGATCCGACTCCGGACCTGAAGGGGGCACTGAAGACCCGCACCGTCGTGCACATGAGGCGTGTCGGGGAAGCGGAAGTCCCCGAACTTATGAGGAAGATCGAGACTTACGAGGGCGACATCCGTACGCGCCTTGCGCTGAAGCTGATGGCCTTCACGTTCGTGCGCACGGTCGAACTGCGGTTCCTGGAGGAGCAAGAGATCGACTGGAAGCGCAAGGAGTGGAAGATCCCCGCCGAGAAAATGAAGATGCGGGCGCCGCACATCGTGCCGCTGTCAAAGCAGGCCGTGGCGGTGCTCAAGCAACTGATCGAGCAGAAGGGCAATTCCCGGTATCTGTGCGCCAGCCCGACCAACCCCAACAAGCCGATGAGCGAGAACACCATCCTGTTCGCGCTTTACCGGATGGGCTATCACTCACGGATGACCGGGCATGGCTTCCGCGGGCTCGCCTCGACGATCCTGAATGAAAACGGTTTCAACCGGGACTGGATCGAGCGCCAGCTTGCTCACACGGAGCGCGATAGTGTACGGGCGGCGTACAACCACGCCGAATACCTGAAGGACCGGCACAAGATGATGCAGTGGTGGGGGGACTTCGTGCAAAAGGCCACGAAGGACGTTTAGTCGAGACGGTGATGAGCGCAGCTGTCGCAAATACGCAGTGGCCACCGACACGTGATAGGGACTTGCTAGAGGTGCGTATCGCTGCCATGGGCGGTGCTCGGAGAGAAATCGCTACAATGCCAACCTTCGTCCGTTTTTGTCTCTGCCCGCCCACCCGCTAAGAGTCTATATGGTCAATCCAATTGAGCCGCGCCGGCAGCAGCGAATCATCGACGTCGTTCATTGGGAGGCCGATGCAGAGTTTGGTGTTTTCCCGCAGGGAGCACGCGCAAAGGAAGCAGTATTTTCACCGCAACGAGTGGAGGACGTCTGTATTACGCCGTCAAAGCGTTACTTGTTCAAGCGCTCGAAGAAAAGCTATCCGGACCAGTATTGGGGGGAAATCGTTGCATATCGCGTGGGATGCGCCATGGGTCTGCAGGTGCCTCCCGCATTCGCTGCGTACAACACAGGAACAGGCCATTCGGCAGCGCTGATAGAGTGGTTCTATGAGCCGCCTGAGAGGTTCGTCCACGCGGGCGATTATATGCAACGAATCGTCCGTGATTTCGACCGAACAAGAGGCACGCAGCATACCCTCGCAGCGACTCAGACGCTGATGCGTGCGTTCGCAAAAGCGGGAATTTTTCAGCAAGATTGGAAGAGCTGGCTGGTCGAAATGTTTGCTTTTGATGCCGTCATCGGCAATACCGATCGGCATCAAGACAACTGGGGATTCATTTTCAGTATCGAAAACGGCGAGGGCGTCTGTCGCCTCTCCCCGTTGTTTGACAATGGCACCAGTCTGGGTCACGAGAGGTTCCCCGATCGAATTAACGGCTGGAGAGACGCGGACTTCGCCAACTATGTTTCCCGTGGCCGCCATCATATGGGCGAACTGCGCACCGACACTTGCCTATCGGTGCCGCATATGGAAATGGTAGGACGAGTGGTAACTTCGTGGCCCAAAACACGAAATAACATCGCCGAGCGCCTCCAGCTACTTGACGAGCGACTTCCGGACATGTTGAATGATCTTGTCGACATGGGCGGCCCAGTTCCGCTGACGGAGGACCGAGCACGGTTTATGCTCCGACTTCTGTCGCTTCGACTCGAAGCACTTCGAACGGTAATAAAATGACTCTCCTTTCTGCAATTCGCGAACCCAGCCGGCTGTTGCTTACATGGCAACCGCCCGAATCCGCGCCATACGCTCGGACCCGGCGGGTGGTCGCTGAGATTCTCAAGGAGAACGGCGACTTGGTGTTGCGGTACCTGCCAGGTACTCCCGACTACAGTGCCGCCATCGAATGCGGCTTCTCGGGGTACCCAGCGTTCCATCCGTCGTCCGTGGAACATCGCCAGGGAGTCGGTGAAGCGCTAAGCAGGCGGCTACCGCCTCGGAACCGCGAGGACTTCGACGATTTCCTCGCCAAGCACCGCTTGCCAAGTCCATTTCCATATTCAGATTTGGCTCTCCTCGGGTACACCGGGGCGGCGTTGCCGAGCGACGGTTTTGCCTTGGTCCCTGATTTCCCCGATTCGCCGGGTGCGTTCGACTACGTCACGGAACTTGCCGGCGTCCGTCATGTACGCGGATTGAATCTGTCGGATGTGCGGGTGGGTGATGAAGTGCAATTCGCGGTGGATCGCGAAAATCCGGTCGACCGTGATGCGGTCTATGTAGTGCATCGAGGCAAACCTCTCGGTTATGTTAATCGCGTGTTAAGGCATCGTTTGGCAAAGTGGGCATCGACCGGACAGCTGTCCGCAAAAATAGAACGGCTGAACGGAAAACCGGATCGGCCTCTTGTCTACGTGCGCCTACAATACCGCTGAGGAGTTCCCAATCGCCGCTAACTAGCCCGCCGCGAGCGGGCTTTCGCACATTCAGCTATCGAAACTGAGGTGTGAAAATGGCAGGTACAGCGCGGCGCCGGGCGGACCGGGCGCGACTCAAACATAAACGAAGGGATTGGTGGGCCGGGAAGCCGAAGAAGAACGAGGTACAGCTCGGCCGCCTGATTGACACTCCGACTCCTTGCAGCTGCTGGATGTGCGGCAATCCTCGGCGTCTTCAGAAGGACCGTCTGTCGATCTGGGAGCAGCGTTGGTTCCAAGAGGTGGGCGATCCGGACGATGCCGGCTGAGCGGCGTCGAGCATCCGACCGTGGTTCTGCCCCAGAGCCGGAATCAGCTAGACGCGCAGGAGAAGGTCAGCTCGGCCTCCTGCGGTGTCCAACCGCGAACACCATGCGTCTGCATATCCACCTGATGCATCTGCTTGCCCTGCTGGCGGCAGTATTCGTCGGCGCGCTTTAGGCTGGATGCTTTCACTTCGCCCCATGGCGTCATGCCACCGCGGACCTGTGTCGTGACGGTGTAGCGGCCGTCGCCAGCCGGGGTGACATCGGATATGGTGGTGCATGCGGCGAGCATAGTCAGCGCTGCCAAAGCTGTTTTCGTTTTCATTGTGGTCCCCTTCGTCTGCCGGATTGTGCAGCGATGAGTTGTCGATCGCAAGCGCTGCAGCATAACCACGTCTGGTTCCGGAGAAGAGCGCCGGTGAGCTGCCTATGCCTCATGGCAGTGGCCTTCGATCAATCGGGAGCGGACTTCCGCCGCGCGACAACATCGGCCGAAATCCGGGGCTTCGGTAGCCGGATACGGCCCACGCCTCGTAGCCCTCCAGGTCAATCAGAATTCTTCCGTCCGGCGCCTTGATCCAGACCTGCCCCTCGATCCATTTGCCGTCGCGCCGCTTAGCCTTGACGGCTTCCTCAGTGTATCCCGACAGCTCGCAGAATCGGAGTATCGTGACGTAGCGTATGAAGTGACTCATGGTCAACGTCCCCTGTGAGAGGTCTGCAAATGAAGATACGGCTCGATAAATGGCTTGAGAAAGAGTTCGACCCGCCGCCGAAGATACGTACCGCACGGTTGTGGATCAAGGCGGGCAAGATGTATCCTGTCCCGGTAAAAGTTGGACGCTCGTATTATGTCGAGGAAAACGCGGTGTTCGCGGACGGGCAGACGCGACCGCGCCTCGTCGATCGCATACGCCCGTCGCATCGGCTGCCCTTGGCCTTCAGGTGCTAAGAGGTCTCCGATATGACAGAGATCGAAATCCTCGCTCAACTGCTCGACGAGGTGCGAAGCCAGTCGCTCAGCCTCGTGCCATTTGAGCACGCGCTCTGGTCAACTAAAGAAATTGGCGAGTACCTAAAGCGGCCGGCGCAGGTCGTGCGTGACCGCGTGGTGTGTCTACCCGGCTTTCCCAAGGCGATCCGCTTGCCCAATGCTGATGGCGGCAGGAGCTTTCCGCGCTGGAAGGCGATCGAAGTCGTTAAGTGGGTCGAATCGCATCAGGACGGCAAGCGGGGCAGGCCGCGGAAAGGCGATTGATTCGGCCGGTGGTCGAAGGACTAGGATCGTCTCTTCGAGGAGCGCGCCAGCACCATATCAACCTGCTCAATCGGAATTTTCCCGCAGCCGTTGAAACACAATACGCCTGCCTTCATCAAGTTGCGCACAGTCGGGGTACTGAGTCCGAGCATCTGCGCCGCTTGTGTGATTGTCACGTGCACGGGTCGCGGCTTCTGCGCGGCGTAGAGGTCTACCGCGCGTTTCGCGATGAGCAAGGCCTGCTCTTCAGTGATAGCCAGCAAAGCTCACGTCCGAGTGAGTAAATGCCTCGATTTTCCGCGCCAACTCGTCACTCTCTTGCCTAAGCCGAGCTGCTGCCACGCGCAATTCATCTACCGGGTTGACCATTGTGTTCTCCCGAAGAACCTGCGAATCTTGCCATAGAGGTTTCAGCGAAAAGCTCACGGAGGTCATCGACGCGTATAGAAGTTCGCCGCATCGATTCTTCCTTCTTCTCACCGCATGTTCCAACCTGGTCAGTGCTGCGTCAATCGCCTTTCGATGTTGCTCGATCGCCATCGAACTTTGGTAGGCAGTTATGGGTTCATTGGAGACGGTGGACCGGTCCTCATAGTTCAAATTGACGCTTGACGTCTTTGTGCTTGACTACTAATCTACAGTCATCGCTGAGACAACAGCGATCGGGTTTGGCGACCTGATTTGTTCTAGGCGGACGAACCGCCTAAAGGCGGTATTTTTTCGTCCGTTAACATCGTGTATACCCAGTTCAACGGGTGGGCCATGATGGGGATGCGCTCGCGCGCATGCCGGTTTCCTAGAACGCCGGTTCGCCAACCCTGTCATGTGCCTGCCCACCTCATTTGGCGATGAGCGGCAGGCTCCTACAAGTTCTAGGAGTCCAATCAATGTCCACTGCTGACATCACTTCCTCACGCCCGGAAAACTTCCTTGATTACGAGTTCTCGCGCTTCAGCCCGACCGCACGCGAGGCAGCGAAGCGCGATCAGCTCCGCTCCCAACCTTTGCTGGAACACATCAGCAAGGCACACCGCATCAACAATGGCCTCGGCGCGATCTTTCGAATGCTGAGCGCGAACGAGACGCGGCGATGCACTTTCGTTCCAGAGTCCGACGACGGTCTGGAACCGCCTCTCTCGTCATATACAGTTTCCTCCCTGCTCGACCTTGGGGCTCTCGTATCTGAAATGCTCGTCAATGAGGTAGAGCGGCTCGCCGATTGGGCCGATAAGTACGGCATCCTCGCTGAGGAAGGAGACGGTCGTGGTTAAGAAGATCCTCACCGAAGAAGATGCGGGCGCCGAGAAAATGGCTGAAGTCCATGTTCTGCCGGTGAGGCGCAGTCGAGGTCGCCGCTGTGGCCGTCCGGCCTTGGAACTGCCCAGCGCATCTGTGTATCAACTGAGCGACCATCGTCCGCGGTCAGGAGTGGGTAGCATCGATCTGCCGAATTCGCGCGAAGAGGTACAGGCAATGTTCGACGAACTCGCACATCATCTGCTGATGACCGTGAGAGTGATCACGTCCAGGTTGCGTTGATTATTTGCCTGTGGCCGAGTGGCATAATGGTTTCTGACTGCGCCTAGCTCGACGGGGCGAAGGCAGGGCTCCCTCGCCCTGCTGGCGCGGTCTTTCCTTCGAGGGTGCGTGAGGGCGCATCGTGAACTATTTGGTGAGATCCTACAGCATCGCGGACTTGGCTGACCTGTGGTCGGACGAGCAAGGCGGTGACCGGAGATTTGAGCTCGTGCATGCCATCTTCAATGGCAGGCTCATTGTCACTGATCCGGTCGTTGATTCGGCCGTGTTAGATACGGAGGAAGATGAAGAAGGCTTCCTGCAAGACAACCCAAAGTATGCGCGTTGCTATTGGGCTAGCGGTGACGAGATCATATTCCGCACGGATTTTCATACCGCCATATGGGAGTTCATCGAGTATGGCAATCCGAAGACTGTCGCTTGGGCCACTTTTTTGATTGCATGCGCGCATCTATGCGTGAGAAAGACCAGTTTCCTTCAGTATCTGAGAAGCCAGCAGCTTGACCTACCTAGATTTTGGTTTTCCCCCGCGGAGCGTAACGCTATTGAAGGCGCGCCGCGAGAGGAACTGGCGAAATCGCTTGCCCGGATTGAAGATGATTTGAAGGGGCGCCGAGATGTCCCGAGCCTCTTGCAACTGTGGTTCTTGCACGATACGTGGACGGCGCAACAGGGCTTGATGCTGCTGTCCGATTTAAGTCCCACGACAGTATTTCAGTTCGAGCGGAACTCGTTCGACCAGCCGATACGCAAAGTTGCGTATCTGGAGACGTTAGACGGTCTTGAGCGCGACCCCAAACATGGGGATGCGTACGAACGCAAACTCGCTTTTTATGAGTCTCTTTGGCGGAGCGGAGACCATCCGGAAAGAGCGAAACCTCAGTACTTCGTCACGTGGGCAGAGACAAAAAAGGCGCCTCCATCTTGGTTGGGTTGGGCCATAGGGCAAGGCTTAGTGACAGACAGGAATGATCTGCCTAACTCTGAAAGCCTGCGGCACGGCGCCAGCGTTACCGTTTCGGAAATGTTCGGAGGTCACGAGACGCTGCTGCTCAAAATGTTGGCTCGGGGAGCTGTCGAGTGGTGGAGCAGCTACGACAAAGACGATCCGTCTACAGCGCCGCGAAGCGCGGAAGTCATCAATTGGTTCGTTGAACAAGGCGCCCCCTCCCGCGTGGCGGAAGTCATGGCTCAGATATTGAGGGCCGATGGCTTACCAACGGGTCCCCGAGCAAAGCCCGGGAGGCAGTGATTCACAGCAAATCGAAGGCTCTCCCGGGGGGAACTCATTCTCCGCGGGCCCAGAGACGAGTTCTGAAGCGCAGTTCGCGGGCTTTTACGAATTGTCCGCGCTTATCGATCGCGAGCTTCGCGCCTATTCCTTGGATAGGAGAAGCCTGAATATTCGTTCACCAACATTTACCAACTCGGTGAACGAATGAAATACTCTCCCAATGCCAAGCCGGGCGATCCTCCAGCCGTCCCCGTTCTGCCCCAGATCGGTTTTTCCCGATGGCCGCAGATCGCCCCCTTCCTTCCGATGGGCCGTGAGACGTGGCGCAAGCTTGTACGCGCCGGCAAGGCACCGCAGCCGACGTACTTCTCGAAGACGTGCGCGGCGTACCGCAATGAGGACATCCACAAGTTCCTCGCGGATCCGCTGAACTACAAGCAAGACGTTGCCTGAGGTCGTCCATGTCGACCCTTCAGGGACGCGTGCGCGCGCCGCGCACATTCGCACGACCACGCCTTGACGCATGGTCTGTCCGGCAAGCTGAGTCCATCGAGATAACCGGGCAAGCTCGCGCCGACTACGAGCGTGAGCTGCGGATTTCTGCTCTGGGCAACCTCATGTGTGCCGATGGCGCCACGGCGCTGTGGCGGCGCGTGTGCTGCCACGCAATGCGACAGGAGATCCGTTCACGCAGCGCTGATCAGCGCCTCGCAATGGAGTTGGCATTGCTGGAGGCCTGCTCGTGAAGCCATACACCTGGCGGCAGGCGATTATCCGATCCGACCTGCCTTCCACGACAAGGCACGTGCTACTGACGCTCGCGTGTCACATCAACGATGCCGGCGAATCGGCCTATCCATCCATTGACCTATTGTCGTTCGAGACTGGACTGTCCCGGCGGGCAGTGATCACGCACCTACAGAACGCGACGACACTCGGCTGGATCCGGACCGGCAAGCATGGCTACGGCGGTCAGCGATGGGCTCGCAACGAATACGACCCGTCGATCCCGGAAGGTTTCGTTCCGCTTGAATCTCCCACACGTCGACCGTCTGAAGGTGGTGAACCTGACGACAAAAAGGCGGTGAACGAGGGTAACCACCTCGGCGAAAAGGTGGTGAACGACGTTCCTGAAGGTGGTGAACCTGACGACAAAAAGGCGGTGAACGACGTTCACTCTAATAGACCAATGGAATTATCCATAGAGCAGACCACTCTTTCGGCTGACGCCGAATCGCGTGCATCGAAAAAAACGAAAACCGACATCGATCCGAAATTCGAAGAGGCGTGGAGGCTGTATCCGAAGCGTGAAGGCGGCAATTCGAAGCAGGCTGCTTTGAAGGCATGGAATGCGCGAGTTCGTGAAGGCGTCGATCCGGATGTGCTCGTGTCGGCGACCAGGACGTATGCAACTGCCATGCAGAAGGCCGGGAATATAGGCAGCCGGTACGTCAGGCAGGCGGCAACGTTCTTCGGTCCCGACCGACACTTCGAGGAATTCGCCCGGCAAGCCGATCGGAAGACGGCGCTGTTCGCTGCCGATGGCGATGCGCCATGGTGGCGGCGCGCGGGCTTCGAAAAGGAATGGCAGGCAGTCGGTGCCGGGTGCAGCGAAAAATACGCATGGGCATGGCAGAACGGCAGCCGCTTGCCGGAGAAAGAGATCATGGCGATCCGCGCGAGGGGTAACGCATGAACGCGCGCGAGCTGGCGGCATTGATGGCGGAAAACGCGCAGCAGGTTGTGGAACACCTGCTGCCGAACGGCCGCAAGTCCGGGAAGGAGTGGAAAACGGGCAGCGTGGCGGGCGAGAAGGGAAATAGCCTGTCCGTATGCCTGTCCGGTGCAAAGCGCGGCGTATGGAAGGATTTCGACAGCGGCGAGGCGGGAGACCTGCTGGATCTGTGGTGCTCGTGCCGCACACTGTCTGTCGCCGACGCAATGCGCGATGCAAAGCAGTTCCTCGGCGTGCGAGACGACATGCCAAAGCGTCAGGCGCCGACCTATCAGCGTCCGGAACGTCCAAAGGCGCGCCGGGCGACGTCTGTGCTTGAGCAGTGGTTCGCGGGGCGTGGCCTGACGATGGACACGGTGAACGCATTCAAGGTGGTCGAGCAGCCGCGCGGCGACGCGCTGCATGTCGTGTTCCCGTACTTCCGCGGCGGCGAGCTGATCAACGCGAAATATCGGAACATCGCCGACAAGAAGGACATGCGCCAGGAGGCGGGCGCGGAGCCGTGCCTGTTCGGTTGGCATCTGATCGAGCCATCGTGCCGTGTCGTCGCGATTGCCGAGGGCGAGATCGACGCAATGACCTTGCATCAGAACGGCATTCCCGCGCTGTCCGTCAACGCCGGCGCCGGCAATCACCAGTGGATCGACAACGACTGGGAGCACCTGGAGCGCTTCAGCGAGATCCTGCTGTGCTACGACAACGACGACGCCGGCCGCAAGGGCGTGCGAGAGGTCGCGAATCGTCTCGGGCTCGAACGGTGTCGCGTCGTGATCTTCGGCGAATCGAAAGATGCCAACGAGTACCTCGAATCGGGTGCCACGCCGGCGGACTTCAAGCGCTGCTGCACGAACGCGCGAGGCCTTGATCCGGAGGAGTTGCGGTCGCTGGCCGATTACTGGGCCGACGTGAAGGCATCGTTCTGGCCGGCGCACGAGGAGGCCGCACACGATCCGTGGCTGCAGTTCTGCGGGGTGAGTCAGCTCTGGTTCGAGTTCCGCCCCGGCGAGGTGACCGTCTGGACGGGCTACAACGGCCACGGCAAGTCGCTATTGATCGGTCAGGCCTTGATCGGATTGATGATGCAGGGCGAGCGCGCGTGCATCTTCTCGGGCGAAATGAAACCGAAGGATCAGGGCCGTCGATACGCGAAGCAGCTCGGCGGACTCGACCGGCCGTCGCTCGCTTACCTCGATCACATGGAAGCCTGGGTTCGCGATCGCATCTGGCTATTCGATCTGGTGGGCACTGCATCGATCGACCGACTGATTGCGGTGTTCACGTACGCGTTCAAACGGTACGGGATCCGGCACTTCGTGGTCGACAGTTTGATGATGACCGACGTCCCCGAGGACGGTCCCGGCGCGATGACCGCCCAGAAAGACGCGATGCGAAAACTCGCGGCACTGGCGCGTTCGCTGAACGTTCATGTTCACCTGGTCGCCCACCCACGAAAGGGCGCCAATGAGAGCCGTTCGCCCGGAAAGATGGATGTCTCTGGCAGCAGCAAGATCACCGACGCCGCGGACAACGTGTTCTCGGTCTGGTCAGCGCAGAAGGAGGAGATCGTGCCGGGTGATGAAGAGCCGGATTGCTGGCTCGAACTGCATAAGCAACGCAATGGCGACACGCAGCACAAGAAGCTTCCGCTGTTCTTCAACCTCGCTGCGCAGCAGTACAGCACACGGTACGACCGCAGGCCATACATCCATATCCCCTTCAACGTCACCGAACAACAGGAGCAGGCAGCATGACAACGAATCGCGGAATTGTTCCGGAATCTGCCATCCGAGAGGCGATGGCTCGGCATTTTGAAGTCAGCCGAACACACCCGTTCAAACCGGTCTCCGGTTCGATGACTTCGGCCCAGCAGGAAGAGGCCATCAAACGCAACTACTCGACGTTTACGACGCGAGTAGGCCTTGGCTTGGATGACTGGGACATTTTTTGTCCGTACGAGATCGCGGACTGGGCATCCGTTCTGACGCCGGTGGAGTTCGGCGCATGGCAGGACGTTCGCTCGGCAGGATTGCCGCTGTGGCCCCGGCTTCCGGTTGGAAATTTCGTCGTCAGCTTCGGCAATCCGCAAGCCAAGGTCGCGCTTCAGTGCGGCGGCGACGGCGAATCTCTCCGCGCTAGCCACTGGCTGAAGCAAACGGGCTGGCGCGTATTCGGGGCAACAGCCTCGCAGTGCACGTGCGTGATGGAGACGCCGTCCGACGTCCGCGAGCGCACGGGGGAGGTCACCGACGACTACCGAGCACGGTATCTCACCAAGACGCTTGCGGGGACGATTCAAGAGTTGCGGCACGCGCTGATTGCGGCCGGCGCGAGGGTGTGAACGTGCTACTTGCCGAGGTTTTGTCGGTCCTTCTTGGCGTTCATCGCGATCTCCTTCAACTCTTCGTCGTGTTCCAGTTCGCCGGCGTCCAGTTGTTCGATAAGGATCTGCATCACTTCTTCCATTTCTTCGTCGAGCGTCGGTTTGCCTTGCGCTTTGCGCTTCTCGTTGACGCGCGCCATGTGCGTTTGGAGATCGGTCAGCTCAGCGGAAATCGCTGTCGCTTCGCCGTAGCCGACTACATCGGCGATGTCGTTGAACGGTGTTTTGGTCATATCGGGTGTTTCGGCATTTACGACAAAAACTTGAGGACGTGGGAACGGGGAGCATGACATGCCAATCCAGAGAGAACTCCATCGCGAAGGGTCGAGCAGCCGCCTGATTTGCGAGATGCTGACGCGGACGGGACCGCTGACGCAGGGTCAGCTATCCGCGCGCGCTTCCGTGACGGTGAGCTGCGCGTGCAAGTGTTTGAAGCTGCTCGAAGACGAGGGATACGTCCGACGCGCCGGGAAGACACCGAACAGCAAGGGCACGACGATCGGCATGCGGCCGTGGCTTTACGCGCGTACTCCGAAGCCGCTACCCGACATCGGCCCGCGGTTGCCGCAGGCACCGAGCGCGAAAGAACTGTGCGAGATCATGAATCAGATCATCCGGCGCAGCGGGCGCGGGTGAATTCGGCTCAGGCCCGGTTCCTGTGGGACAGATCGTGCGCGACCGCCTCTGCGTGAGCCAGGGCTTCATCTTCTGTCGGGAAGGAAGCCGATCCATCGATCCTGTTCTCGCCTGGCGGAAATGACGTGTGGTTCAGATGAATAACGAAAGTCGTCCATCCGCCTTCCGTTAGAGGCGTGATGCCGTACTTATATTCGTGGACACCTTCGCGGAAACTGTTCTTCTGCATGTGGGATTCCCTTCAATTCGGCGCTCGCATCCAGACTGTCATGGTGCGAGAGAAATCGTAGCATGAGTGGGAACCCAGACACTGGACACGCTCCCGGGAAAAATTCGTAGAGTAGTTCCGTTGTCTCCTTCAGCGTGTGGGATTCGCCCGGCCAGTCCGGGCTCTTTTTTCGATGAAGCCAGATTCAGTCATCTGCCCGTACTGCCACACCGAGTGGCAAATCACCACGATCGACATGGTGCGGCGGCGTGAGCCGCTGTGGTGTGACGCGTGCGTCAAAAGGGCGGACGAGAGGCTCATCGAGGCGATCCGACGCTATCCGGAGCAGCGACCGCAAATAACCGGGCGCGGTATAGAAGAAACGGTACAGGGGGCCATTAGCCCAGCCCTGAGATTCACCGGTGCCGCGCCGGCTCAATAAACGTGGGTGAATGGTGGAGTCGACCCGCCACGAGCAGATGGAATGGCTGAACGCACAAAGGCGCAGCAGTCTGCCGAACCCGGATATACCTGCCGCGGCTAAGAAAACCGTTTTTTTACGGGTGGGAAGTCACGCCCTCAGCAGAAGGTACGAGACTGTCTCTCGTAGATGGGTTTTCGCGAGAATGCCTGTCCATTAGACTAGCGCTTCCACACAAAACGGGGCCGCTAAATGTCTTCTTATGCAAACTATGTCGAGCGAGTACGCGAACGCCGAGCTGCGGCGAAAACCCAAAAAGAAAATAACGAGTTTCAGCTCCGTCGAGCGATTGGCAAGCTGGTCGAGCAGGTGCGTTCCTACGCATCCATCCCTCCCGATCTCGGTGGAGCGCTTGTGATCTGCCAGCATGGCAATCAATCCGCTGCTCCTGTCGCGTTGGAGCATCTAAACGATTTCCCGGATGACGCCACGCTCAGATTCGGGCTCCGATTCAGCGCCATCGTTGGCGCGCAACCGCTTGGGGTCGCAGTCGTTCCTTGTGAAATGATGCGTACCAAAATGCACGGCACATTCGTTCTGACTATCGCTGGCCAACAACTCGACTATGTTCCCGATTCGGTCGAGTCCGTCGATGTTGCGGACGAGGTCTGGAACGTTCTTATGCGCGAGTTCGATAAACTGGACGATTGAACGTCAGCGCGATACATCAATGCACCGGCGCATAAGCGATCGTCTGAACGCCGGTGACCTCCATCCATTCATCGCGATCAGCGAAACCGTTCAAATGCGCGCAGTGATCGGCCATCTGCTCAAGCGTCGGCGCAATGTCGGCACTGTAGTAAGCCAGCGGCTCTCCGGCAGGGGTGAAAATCGCATAGGTCATCATTGATCGGCTCCTCAGTGCACGACGCAATCGTACGTCGCCCACGAGAACAAGCGGCTGCAGGAAAATTTGTCAGGACAGTCCCCGCATCTTGCTGCAAAGCGCGCCATATGCTGCAACCATTGCGCGCTCGGCATCCTTGTCGCGCGAAGGTGGGAAGTTGGTTTCCACGGTCTGCTGGAGGCTAGCCCTATCAGGGCGATTGAACTGTTCTTGCGCCGCTTCGTATTCCTTGTCTAGCGCTAGCCGCACTGCCATCTGGATCCCAGGGTCGCGCCTCGCTATAACGGCTACAACAGTTTCCAATGCATCTAGGCGCGCTTGCGTAAGCTTGCTGTCGTAGTCCATCGATATTCCTCCTGTTCACAAGGTAGTCACTGTACGCCACGCCAGTGAACATTCCCAACTGTGCACGCGTGCGCGCGCGAGGAAAGGCTCAGACGAGGGATGGAGAGAGAAGGGAAAGCTGGCGGTTTCGGGTCTCGCCCGCGCCTCAGAAACATCCATTTCGACGCCAAAATCGCTGATTTCACCGCCCTGACGTCACCTTACAGTCTTACGACATTGCGTCGATGTTGCAGTGCGATCAGGGAGAAACGGAGATTATCAGACGCGTCGAATCGCGTAAGTCATTGATTGTTAACGATTGGTGCGGTGCACACAAATTTGACATAATGGATATGATCAACATTTCGATGCGTTGCGAGGTCGATTATCAGTGTGAATGAGAGCGATTCTCGATTGAGAAAACTCGGGGACCACCCCACCGCCCCCGGACCCGGGGTGACAAAGTTTGCAGACCCTCTCTCCAATCCGCACACAGGAAAAACACCGATGATCCTCCGCAATGGAGGATAGGCATGGCGCTGACGAACGCTGCACTGCTCACATCGATATCGGAGGACCGGGCGCTTGGCTCGGCCATGTTGTTTCCGCATCGTCATCCGCAGGCTTCACCGGCGTTCCACATTGAGGTCATGGACCTGTGGAGATGCGCCGACGAATGGGTGCTGATCGAGGCCTTCCGGGAAGGGGCGAAGTCCACGCTCTCGGAAGAGCATCTGTTGATCGAGGCGTGCTTTGGAAACTTCGGCTATTGCCTGATCATCGGCGAGACGTACACGAAGGCGTGTCAGAGGCTCGAAGCGATCAAGTTCGAGGCAACGCGCAACATGCGGTTGCAGAGCCTCTTCGGGCGGCTCAAACAGTCGGGCAGGGTGTGGAACGAGCACCAGATGGAACTCGCCAATGGGGTCTTGCTGGAGGCGCACGGATGGGAAGAAGAGTTCCGCGGCTTCAAGTGGCGCGACCTTCGGCCGGATCGTGCGTATCTCGACGACATCGAGAACAAGGAGCGGGTCAAGGACAAGGCATCGGTCGATGCGTCGATGAGGAAGCTCTACCTCGAACTGATTCCGGCAATGGACAAGGTCAAGGGGAAGATCCGCGTCACCGGGACACCATTGGCAGAAGACTGCATGATCACGCGGTTGCGAGAAAACCCGGACTGGACGTCCCGCCGGTATCCGATCTGCAACGGTGACATCGACGACCCTGCGACTGAAGCGCTGTGGCCCGAGCGGTATCCGATGGACTGGATTCGTCGCAAGCGTGACGAGATGGAGCGCGCCGGGCAACTCAGGGGCTTCATGCAGGAATACATGCTGATGGCGATCGGCTCGCAGGACAAGCCCTTCGAGTCGGACCAGATCCGCGAGATGGCGCTTGATCCCGCTCCATGGATGCCGAAGGTCGTCATCACCGATCCCGCCCGGACGGTGGACGTGAAGAAAAGCGACCGGACCGGCCGTGTGGTGCTGAGTCGTCTGGGCACGACGATCTACGTTCATGCCTCATCGGGCGAGTACTGGAAGCCGAACGAGATCATCGACGATCTGTTCTCAACGTCCCAGCGGTTCAACGACGCTGCAGTCGCGATCGAGAAAAACTCGCTCGACGAATGGCTGCTCCAGCCCATGCGCGCGGAAATGCTACGCCGTGGTGTGACGCTTGCTCTCAAGCCCCTGTCCGCTCCACAGGATCGCGACAAGGAGCAGTTCATCATGGGCCTTCAGCCGTTCTTCCAGGCGGGCGACATTGTCCTGGTCGGCGGGAGAAGTGCGCACCCGAAGCTCGTCGCCGAGATCCTCAATTTCCCATCTGGCAAGCGCGACATCCTGAACGCGCTCGCGTACTTCCAGCGTGTTTTCTCGGGGGCGCCCGTGTACGAAGAATTCGGCGAATGGAACCTCATTGACGGGTATGAACCGTCGCAGCGTCACGCCATGGCGCTGGCGTTCAACGCGGCCGGCGCTGAGACCACCGCGGCCCTCATCTGCATCGAGGGAGAAAGGATGGTAGTCGTCGCAGACTGGATCTCTCCTGTCCCTCCTGCCCAGGCGGTTCCGGACATTGCGCAGCTCGTGCGCGCGGCGTTCCCGCGTGCGCGCGTAACAGCATGGTTGCCCGCAGACGTTCTGGATCAGTCCGACCGCATGCCGATCGTACCAGCCTTACGTGCGGCAAAGATGCATCCAATGCGCGGAGGGTATATCAACGTCTCTCGCGGGGCGCTGTCCCCAATGATCCGCACCGAGTCACGAGGAAAGAGACTGTTCCTCGTCGATTCAGGTGCGACGCATACGCTCAACGCTCTGGCCGGTGGCTATAACTTCCCGGTGAATCGCACAGGAAATAAAGATAGCCTCCCTGAGACTGGTCCGCACCGTACCTTGATGGAAGGTCTGGAGTCGGCCACTTACGTGATCTGCTCGCAGCGCAACGACGTCATTCCCGACGGCATTCACACCGCGGTTAATCCGCAGGGCGCGAGCTACATGACTTCGTTACCCAGGAGATAGCCATGGCTGTTTCGAAAACCGTTTCGCCGAAAGCGCCTTCGCAGAACCCGACCTCGTTCTACCAGGGCAAGCAGCAAGGCGGCGCCCATGGCAAGCCCGAGCGCGTGCCCGAAAAACTGAAGGGCGGCCCGATGCGCGAGAAGATGGGCAGGAAGGGGCTGTGATGAAACGCTACGGCCGCGGCGACGCAGGTAAAGGCCAGAACCGTTCCGAGTCGCGGGACGTGAACAGCTTTTTCGGCAAGACGCCGAAGAAGCCCGAACCCGACGACCGCCCGGGACGCACGCCGCGCGATCGCAACACCGGCACGCGGCTCGCGAAAAAGCTCGCGGGCAAGGTGATCGGCTGATGGACCACATCGACATCCTGATCGTCGCGCTGCGCCAGCATGCCGGGCGTCCGTCTCTCTGGAACGTTCCTTCGCTCTGGCGCGACGCGCTCAAGCAATGCAAGCGCTAAATGGCCCGCAAAAAAACCGCTCCGAAGAAGGACGACAAGCCCGCAGTCGAAACATTGGACTCGCGGGCCATCGACGCTGAAAAGAGCGGCGAGGAGCTGGAAAACTGGGCCGACCAGCCCGATTCCGAGGCCTACATCGAGGCCGGCAAGCTCTACGAGAAAATCTCGAAGTGCTTCCAGAACAAGCAGGAGCAGATCGACCAGTGCGAGGAATTCTGGTCGATCTACAACGCTCAGCCCGACGAGAACCAGCAGTACTCCGGCAATTCCCAGTGCTATATCCCCGCGGTGCGCAACGCGATCAACGCGCGCATGAAGCGCACGCTCGCGCAGCTTTTCCCGGCGAATCACAAGCACGTCAGTGCGACCGGCCCGGATGGAAACATCCCGTTCGCGCAGATCAGTCTGCTTGAGCATTACATCCGCCAGACGAAGCTGAAGGACATCGTTCGCGCCGATCTGATCGCCGGCGATGTTACGGGCCAGTGGAACCTCTACATCGACTGGACCAAGAGCTACCGCAAAGTCACCGAGCTTGTGCGCAAGCCGCCGATCCTCGAAGACAGCCAGATTGGTGTCGAGGTCGAAGACGTCACGGTCGATGAAGAGGATTGGGAATGGGAGAAGGAGACCAAGGACGTCATCGAGGAAGGGCCGGACATCGTTCCGTTCGCGACCGAGGACTTCGCCGTCTATCCGCCCACCTGCAATGACATCCAGAAGGCCACAGCCACAGCGATCAAGCTGCGTCTCTCCAGCGATGCGATCCAGCAATTCGTCGATGAAGGTGTTTTCGTGGGTCACACCGCGAAGGACATCATCGACCGGATGGCGCAACCGGGGCAGGGCAAGGAAAAGTACGTCGCTCCCAAGAAGCGCACGGGAGACGCGGGCATCCGCACCGAAGGAACCTACAAGTACGCGCTGATTTATGAAGTGCACACGAATCTCGATCTCGGCGACGGAAAAGAGCCGTGCTTCGTCTATTACGCGGGCCAGGAAGAGATTCTTGGCATTATCCGCAATCCATTTTGGTCTGGAAAACGGCCGATCCTCTCGGCGCCCATTGAACGAATCCAGGGATCGGCTTTCGGCAGGTCGAAGATCGAACCGGTCAAGTACCTCCAGTGGAACCTGAACGACTTCTGGAACATGGGGCAGGACTCGGCGCAGTACAGCCTGCTGCCGATCACGATGGTCGATCCGCTCTCGAACCCGAACTACCAGTCGATGGTGGTCGGACTCGCCGCGGTGTGGCTGACTGACCCCGCCAAGACGAAGTTTGCCAATTTCCCGGCGATCTACAAGGACGCGATCCCCCTGTGCGAGAACCTCAAGCAGCAGATCAACGAGTCGATGGACGTCAACGACGCCATGCTCGGCAAGGCTCCGACAGGCCGTAAGAACCAGGCGCAGATGGCCGCGCTCACCGCAGCGCAGGAATCGAACATCATCGATAACGCCAAGCGTTACGAAGAGGTGATGCTTAATCCGCTGCTCGAGTGGATGTTCGAGCTTGACAGGCAGTTCCGCACGGAAGAACTCACGGTTCAGGTGCTGGGCGAAGTGGGGGTACGAGCAAACCTGCAGGTGATCCCGCCGCAGGCTTTCGGCGAGCGTTATTTCTTCGGCTGGTGTGGGACCGCCTATCAGCAGAACCTTCAACGAATGCAGCAGATGATCGCGACGATGAACGTGCTGCGCGGAATCCCGCCGCAGCAGCTCGACGGCCGCCGATTGAATATCGGTCCGATCCTCGAGAACCTCGTCGAACAGGTGTTTGGCCCCGAAGTCGCGCCGCGCATCCTGATCGACGAGCGCAACCTGTTCCACGTCGATCCCGAAGATGAAAACCTGATGATGCACAACGGCCTCGCCGCGGAGATCCATCAGGCCGACGACGACCGGCGCCATATCGCGTCCCATCTGCAGGCCGCGCAGCTCACGGGAGACCCCGCAGGGCTTTTCCGCACGCACATCCAGCAGCATCAGCAGGCCATGCAGGCAAAGCTGCAGGCGCAGATGCCGAAGCCCCAGGGACAACCGGGCGTTCCGGGTGGAGCGGGGCCTGGTGTAGCAGGGACACCGCGCATGGGGGCACAACCGGGACTTCCGAGACCGCAGGGTCCTAACGGCATGATCCACGCAGATCAGATGGCTTCGCCAACAGGAGGGTCACGATAATGGCCGACCAGTTCCAGCTCACGCAGTCTGTTCTGCAGATTCTAGGATCGATGGCTGATCCCGCTTCGCTCAAGCAGGCTCTTATCAGCCTGGCAACGCAGACACAGACCTCTCTCAATACGTTGTCTACGCAGGCGCAGGCTCCTTCGGGAGCCGCGGGCGGCGATCTCGGCGGCACATATCCCAACCCGACCCTCGCGAAGATAACGAATGCGCTCACTTCGTACGGTGGTCTTGCCTTGGTCGGAGAAGGTATCCCGGTTCAGGTCGCATCCGCCGGACAGTTTACGCAGGCCGCGAACGTTTCTGCGACGACGCTCTACACCGTTCCCGCAGGTGGGGCAGGATGGTATCGCGTATCAGCTCAAGCGGTTGTGACACAGGCAGCGACGACGTCATCCACATTGCCAAACGTGGGCGTTACCTGGACTGATAACGATTCCGGCGTTGCTCTGTCGGCTACGACGATGACTCCGACGAACACCGCCAATGCTCCAGGGGCGTTCGGACTGGGGTCTCAGATGATGTATGTGAAGGCCGGCACGACTATCCAGTATCAGACGAGCAACTACGCATCGTCCGGCGCGACGCCGATGCAATACGCGGTGCGCGCGCGTCTTGAATATCTCGGGTGACCCATGAAGCGTTTCTTTGCGCGCACGACCCCATGGCACACGGTTCAGACAGGCGACCTGATGCTTCAACTGATCCCGTCGGTGCAGGCCGCTGTGATTGCTCATGAAATGGGGCATCTGAAGCACTGGCATGCCGAAAAGCGGCTGCTGTGGTTTTTGACATTGCGCGTGCTCTGGGACTGGCAGGGATTCCTGCAGATGTGCGAAGAGCAGGAACTGGAGGCGGATCGCTACGCCCGCAGCACGGGACACGGTCTTGGACTGCGGATGTTCCTCGTCGCGCATGGTCATCGGCGCAAGCAACTGGGCTATCCGTGCCTGCATAAACGACTGGAGGCCCTGAATGGCTGACGCATTCCGGATCATTCCGCCTCAGGTTCGCGCCGAGGGTAAAGATGTCCCGCCGGAGCAGATTCAGGCGGGCTTCAATGCTCTCGCGCAGCAGGTTACCGTCGCGCTCAACAGCGTGGCCAGTGATCCTACGGGGCCCGCTGGCGGTGATCTCTCAGGCACGTATCCGAATCCGACCGTGTCGGGTGTGAACGGATCGCCGGCCGGCACGATGGCGAACCAGAACGCAAGTGCTGTTGCGATCACGGGCGGCACGATCTCAGGCGTTACGCTCTCGACGAGCACTGCTATCGCGGCCACGAGCGGAGGAACCGGACGCAATGCACTGACGGCGAATGCAGTTCTGATCGGCGAGGGTTCGAGCCCGGTGAACTTTGCTGCTCCCGGAGCATCGGGAACGATCCTCGCATCGACCGGCACGAATGCCGATCCGTCGTTCCAGACCAAAGCGTCCCTCACCATCGCATCGAGCGGCGCGAACTCCGACATAACCAGCCTCTCCGGATTGACGACTGCCCTGTCTGTCGGGCAAGGCGGCACGGGACGCCAGACGCTAACTGCGCATGGTGTGCTGCTCGGGGAAGGAACGGCCGCGGTAAATCAGACGTCGGCAGGAACGTCAGGGCAGCCGCTTCTCTCCGGAGGGGCTTCGGCGGATCCGAACTGGGGAACGCTCACGCCGTCATTCGGAGGGACAGGTCTCACGACGATCACTGCCCACGGCGTGATGATCGGTGAAGGAACCAGCAACGTTGCAACTGTCGCTCCCTCCACCGCCGGCCAGGCGCTCATCAGTGCCGGTGCTACCTCGGATCCTGTTTTCGGAAATCCCACAGGCACATTGATTAATGTGCAGCGCTTTACATCGAGCGGCACGTACACCCCAACGACCGGAACGAATAGCGTCATCGTCGAGATCCAGGGCGGTGGTGGAGCTGGTGGCGGTTCACCGGCGGCCGGCGCAGCACAGTGCGCAACCGGCGCCGCTGGATCTGCTGGTGGGTATGTAAAGCATCGGATGACCAGTGGATTCTCGGGTGCGACCGTGACTGTCGGGTCAGGTGGAACGGGAAACTCGGGTGCGGCCGGGTCCGCTGGTGGAAGCAGCGCATTCGCCGGAATTACTGCTGGCGGAGGTGCTGGCGGCAATGTCACCGCAGCGGCCGCGGCGGCGAACTCAATTGGAATTGCGGGCGGTACCGCGACCGGCGGAAGCATAGTCAATATTCCTGGACAGCCTGGCGGTAGTACCACTTTTCAGGCTTCCAATAACCTGGGTTTTCCGGGGAATGGGGCGGCTTCGGTCCTCGGATCTGGAGGGGCCGGAATTGTGAATGGGACGGGCGGCGCCGCTACCGGATTTGGAGCAGGAGGGGGTGGGACATTGAGCTCGGCGAGTACTGGTGCAGAGACAGGAGGCGCTGGTTCCCCTGGCCTTGTGATCGTTTGGGAGTACGCATAACCCTTGCTCAGCACAGGAAATATTTCTACAAAGTCGCTAGTCCATCAGGAGAGCATCGTGCGTAAAAAACTTCTCGCCGCAATCATCGGCACTCTGTTTCCGTCGGTCGGTCCCGGTCAGAATCCCAATCTCGCGATGAATGGTGCTCTACCTGATCAGGTGGGTCTGAACAACGCGATCCTCGGCATCAATCCGTTTCAGGAAGTGATCTATGTCGCGGACGCGGCTACCGCTTCCAAGACTTTAGGGGCGTCAGAAATCTCCGGAGCGGCGCAAGTCTATCTGGCATTTACCGGCACGGCCGGCGCTGGCGTCGCCGCCACGTTGCCGACAGTCGCGAACCTGATCGCCGCGCTTCCTGCAGCAGTTCAAAGCTCGCCTGTTGGCCTGTGCTGGCAACTTCGTGTGATTAACGTCGCGACGACGCAGACGATCACCATGACGACGAACACCGGCTGGACGGTCAGCGGAACGGCAACGGTTCCGACGACCACCTGGCGAGATTTCGTTGTGACGATCACGAGCGCGACGACGGCGACGATCCAGAGCGTCGGCGGCTCGACCACGGTTTAAGGGAAAGCGATGAGCAAACTTTTGCAGCGACTTCTCGGCTTGATGTTCCCCGGCGTTGATGACCCGGATGGGGACCTCCCCGGAGACCCGGCAGGCGACCCCGGTGGGGACTCCGCAGCCGACCCGGCAGGCGATCCAGGCGCAGACGACGACATCGAGTTCGATTTCGTTGAGCCGGCACCTACCCCTACTGCGCGCGGCAGCGAAGCTGAACGCCTTGCGCGGCTGGAAGCGGAGGTGGAACGCCGAGGCCGCCTACGTGACGAGGAAGTGCGTCGCCAAAGCGCAACGCCTCCGGTCGATACCGAATTCCAGCGCGAAGAAGAACGTCTCCGCAATCCGGAAACCTCGGAAATGGAGCGCTGGCAGATTCAGGCGAACCGTACGTTGCGCCAGACCCAGGCTGAAGCGCAGCGAGCGCGTATGGAAGCATCGGACCTCATGGACCGCACGCGCTTCGAATCGAAATTCAGCAGCGATCCGCGCCGCTCCAAGTACGCAGAGCGCGTCGAGGAAGCCGTCGCACAGGAACGCGCGCAGGGCCGTATCGCTTCACGGGAGGCGGTCTATTTCTACATGCTCGGAAAGGACATCGCCGACGGCAAGCTCAAGCCGAAAGCGAAGGCTCGCACGCCGGCCGCGGATGTGCCGCGGGGCCGTCCCGCAAACGCCCGTTCCGATGTCCCGGCGCGCGGGCGTCAGACCGAACGCGACAAACTCCGCTCGCGGCTTGAGAACCTGAATATTTAACCAGCAAGAGGAAACCATGATCACGACCCAACTGGCCCTTCTGCTGGGCCTCCTGTTCCCCGGTGTGACGAACCAGTCCACCAGCTTCACCGCCGACGTCGAGGCGTACATCCAGGAAGAAGTCGAACCGCTCGCGCGTCGCCAACTCGTCGCGTATCAGTTCGGCAAACCCCTGAAGCTCGACACGAACCGCGGCACGACGTACACCGCGTCGCGCTACCAGCGCCTGCCGCTGCCGTATGCGCCGCTGCAGGAAGGCGTTGCGCCTCCAGGTGAAGCGATGACCCTCCAACAGGTCAGCGCCACCGCCCAGCAGTGGGGCGACCGCGTCATTATCACCGATGTCGCGAACCTCACCATCAAGCATCCGCTTTTCCAGCAGGCCTGCGAACTCGTGGGGTTGCAGTTGCCGGAAACGCTCGAACGCAACACGATGAACACGTTGCTTTCGACGACGCAGGTGAACTACGCGAACGGCAAGTCCAGCCGCGCGAACCTGCTCGCAACCGACGTAATGACGCCGCACGAGAACAACCGCATTGTTGGTTCGTTCCTCACGTACGGTGTTCCGCGTTTCATGGGCGACGAGCGCGAAGACATGATGATCGAAGCCGGCGCATACCGCGATCCCTCGCGCTCGCCGGCTGTCATGCAGCACTACGTCGCGCTGATTCACCCGCTGTCCGCCCAGGACATGCGCGAAAACACCACCGTCGTGAACGCTTGGTCGTACAGCGATGTGAACCGCCTCTACAACAACGAGCTCGGCCCGTTCGGCGGCGCGCGCTTCGTTGAGTCGAACATGATCCCCTACTGGACCGGCGCAGCCGCGATCCAGGGAACGGCATCGGCTTCGGGCGGCCAGCTCGCGACCAATGCTGGTTACCAGATCATCGTCACCGCTTCGCCCGCCCAGACGTCCGTCGAGCAGGTGATCTATCAGGTGTCGAACGCGATCAGCGTGACGGGTCCGACGGGATCGATCTCGGTCGTGCTGCCGCAGCTCGCGGGCTATGTGTTCAATGTCTACCTCGGCACGTCGGCTACGCCGTCGAATCTGGCGACCGCAGTCGGTGTCGGCGTTCCTGTGACTGGTCCGCTCGCCGGCATGGCAACGCAGCTCGCACCGAACCAGACTGTGACACTCACCGGTATCGGTGTTGCGCAGACGCCGCCGGCCGCTCCGGCGACGGGTGTCAGCGTGTTCCCGACGATCTACATCGGCAACCACTCGTACGGTCAGGTGCTGCTCGAAAACCCCGAGTTCCACTACCTGACGGGCGCCGACAAGTCCGATCCGCTGAACCAGACCCGTGTCGTGTCGTGGAAGGTCTTCTACGGCTCGATCATCCTCAACCAGGCGTTTATCGCCCGCGTCGAGGCAGGCTCCGCGTTCACGCCGGGGTACTCTGCCGGCACGCAGGCTTAAGGAGTAGCTGATGCCCCCGCGCACCCCGAATAGCCCGCTGGAAGGCGAAGACAAGTCGGAACAGCCGAAGCTGGAAACGACCGAAGAGCTTCAGGCGCGTATCCGCGCGCTTGAAGACGAGCTCAGCCGGTCGAACGCCGCGCGCGTGATCGCCGAGGACGAGTCCGCACGTATCCAGGCTCAGGCCCAGTCGTCGCTGCTGACGACGAACGTCACCGAGCGCTTTGCGGGCGAGGAAGATGGCAAGCAGATGTGGTGGTATCGCATCGACCTCGCGCCGTGCGGCGGCACGGAAATCCGTATCAACGGAACCCCGTACTACCACGGCTCGACGTACAAGTTCGAGACCGATCTCCTGCGCAGCGTGAAGGAGATCGTCGCTCGCACGTGGTCGCACGAGAACAGCATCAACGGCGCGAACGAAAACCCCTACAAGCAGGCTCAGAACAAGGTGCTCGGCAGTGGCCGCGGCATCGCGTCATGGGCTTTCCAATAAGAGGAACCATGGAAAACACACCTGTACTCGGCAACTTCCAGATCAACCTGCCGGCGCCGAATGGCGCCAGCCTGTCGGTGAGCGGCTACATCTATGGGGATGAGTCGCTGACGTCGTTGACGGAACGCATGGACATGCTCCGCGAGGCGCTGGAGTCGCAGCAGCGCGCTCTGGAACTGCCGGTACTCGAAGAGCGTCTCGTGCAACTGGAACGCACGCGCGAACAGGTCATGTCCGCTTACGCCGATCTGCTCGAAAAGCAGAAACAGAAGCAGCTCGCGACGACGGAAAAACCGCACCTGCGCAACTACCCGCTGCAGATCAAGCAGATCGAGGAAGAAATCGCGAAGGGCCGCAGCAAGGTTGCGGAGTTCCGGAAGGCGGCATAGTGGCATACCTCCAGGCCCAACAGATCGTCGCGCGCGCCTGTGCGATCGCCAAATGCCCTGGCTTCACCCAGCAGGGCGGCATCTATCTGAACATGGTCCTGGAGGATCTGTGGCTGCATCGCGACCTGAAGATCAACCGGGTCGTGGAGTCGGTAGTTGTGGCGGCCAACAATTACGGCCCGTTCACGCTGCCGCTGAACTATCTGCGCACGTACGACCTCTTTTTCCAGCAGAACAATCTGCCGTATTTCCTGCATCCGATTTCCATCGAGGAATGGGACCAGGAGTTTAAAGACCCGTCGATCGCGAACTATCCATACGAGTTCATGACGACCCTGCTCGACGAGACGAGCGCGCAGGCGGCTAACTCGGCGGGCAGCCTCTATATCTATCCACAGTCATCCGGTCAAATCACGCTTACGCACCGATACATGGTGAAGCAGCCGGACATCGTCGCGCCCGAAACCTCAGCGGTCATTCCATGGTTCCCTGACCAGAACTATCTGATCAAGGCGACAGCTGTAGAACTGATGGGCGAATCTGACGACACCCGTCAGGAGTCGTTCCGCGCGCAGTGCGAGGCGATGCTGCGCACGCATCTGATAATGGAGGGGGACGAGCAGGCGGTCGTTAAATCTGTGCGGCTCGATCCCAGACGTTTTCACAGCACTAGAACGCTCCGCCCAACTAAGCTGACTGATTAGGAGCGGACATGGCTATTCGCAATGGCAAGCCGGTTCGCTTCACGCCGAAAGGCCTCTGTGATGCGTTTGATGCCACGGACGCCTTTCCGGGCGCGTGCCAGCTTCTATCCAATCTCGTATTCGACCAGGGCAATCCTGAACTCGTGGTGTCGCGCCCCGGCGTAGGCGCCGCGGACACGACCTTCTCTGGATTTACGTCACCGACCTACGTGTCCGTCTACATCGTCGTGGGCAACGTCGCTTACGGCATGGTGTCGAGTGCTCGGAATCCCGGCCACGACGAACCGTTCGCCTACAACATCGTCACGAACACGTTCATCACGATCTCTGGAGTGACGTCTGGGAATACGCCCACTTCACCCGCAACAAGTGGACCCTGGACGCCACCGACGATGGCCGTCGTAAGCACGAAGATTCTTGTGACGCACCCGGGGTTTAGCGGCACCGGATCGAACTTCTTCGGCGTGATCGACATCACGACACCTTCGTCCCCGGCGTGGTCCTCGACGAACACAGCGACGAATGCGCTACCAGGTGTGCCGACGGCGGTCGCGAACTTCAATAACCGCGCGCACTTCGCGGTGGGGAACGTCGATTATTTCAGCGATGTGCTCGTGCCGACCACCCGGACCAACGCGACTCAATCCGTTACGGTGGGCGACACGACGCCAATTACCGCGTTCTCTGGTCTGCCGGTGCAGACGACGTCGGCCGGCGTGATTGGCGCGCTCGTGGTCTTCAAGGCATCGCAGATCTGGCAGGTGACGGGCGATCCGACGACCAACAATCTCGCGCTGAATTACATCACGCTCACGACCGGATGCTCTTCTCCTCGAAGCGTCGTGCAGGGACCGTTCGGCATCTTCTTCGCGGGGCTAGATGCGCCGTACATCCTGAATTTTCTGGGTACGCTCGTGCCGCTGTCGAGCCGCCCGGGAACCGATTTCCCCGCTGATCTTCAGGTGCCGTTCCAGAACTGCACTGAGCCGACCCGTGTGACGGCATCGTTCGCCGGGAACATCTATCGGGTGTGCGTGCCGACGCTGATCCTGGGGCAGGCTCAGACCAACGATTACTGGTACGACATTCGCCGGAAACGCTGGACCGGGCCGCACACGTTCAGTTACGACTGCGCCGCGCAGTTCGGCAACGCTTTTCTTCTGTCTTCTCCGTCTCAAGGGGCGGCGTTGTTCGTGAGCACGACGATTCCGACGTCGAACAGTACCTATTCCGATGCTGGAACGCCGATCGTCAGCCATATGCGCTCGTCGAATTTCCCGAAGACGGGGCACATGGCCGAAGTGCAGGTGGTGGAATCTACGATCGAGCTCGCGTCCACCGGCTCTCCCGTGAACTTCAACATCACGGCCACGGACGATCAGGGTACGACGCTCCAGACGACGTTCATCCAGACGCCTTCGTCCGGATCGCAATGGGGAGCTTTCAACTGGGGCGCGGCGAACTGGTCGTCAAACGTGAGCATTCCGCACGTCTACACGATCCCGTGGCCGGCCACGCTTGTGTTCCAGAAAATGTCGATCGACGTGAGTGTGACGCCGGTCAATGAGGTGTCCATCGGTACGTTCTTCGCCCGGTATCAGGACACCGGCTACACGAACCAGAGGTAATCATGTCGATCATTGGCGCACTACCCAACAACCTCGCGAACGGCACGACCGCGGATGCGTCCCAGGTCATGGCGGACCTGAACTTCATCGTGAACCAGGTCAATGCAAATGCGTCTCCCATCGGAACGCTGACTGCTCCGTCCGGTACCCGCATGGCGTTCCATCAGGCGGCCGCGCCGGCGGGATGGACGATCGATACGACCATCACGAATCACACATGTCTGTACACGTCGTCAGGCGGCGGCATCGTCAACACCGGTGCGGGGTATTCCTCGTTTGTATCGAGCGGATGGTTCACCGATCTGCATACCTTGACGGTATCGGAACTCCCATCCCATACGCACAATGTGCCAGTTATTACCGGCAGCGGCGTTCAGTCCGGCGCCATTGGTGGTGGAAATTTCACCGGCGGGAATGTCTCTACCGACAACGGAACCGGCGGCAACCAGGGCCATCAGCACAACATCACGACCAAATTCCAGTACATCAGCATGTGCGTGGCGCAGAAATCATGACCAAAAAGTGTCCTCTCCTGAAGAAAGCCTGCATTGAGTCCGACTGCGCGTTCTGGACGCACATGCTCGGCATGCATCCACAGACGGGCGCGCCAGTGGATCAGTGGGGATGCGCAGTGACGTGGCTGCCTCTGCTGCTGGTTGAGAACTCGCGTCACGCGCGCGGCGTGCAGGCGGCCGTCGAATCCGCGCGAAACGAGATCACGTCTCGTCAGGACGAGCTGAACAGCGCTGTGAGAGTAGCGCGCCAATCGCAGAACCAGATCGAAGGTGGACAGCATGAACAGCTACGCGATCGTTGAAAACGGGAATGTGAGCAACGTCATCCTCTGGGACGGCGCGGCGGAATGGACGCCTCCCGAGGGCGCGACGATTCATCAGATTCCGGCCGGCGTCGCCTGCGGCCCGGGATACACATTCGACGGGACGAATTTCATTGCGCCGCCGGCGCCGCCTCCACTGGCATTCCAGGCGTGATTTTTTTGACGGGGAAAAAAATGGACGATAAGCGCACTTTGACCGAGGCCGACGTGAAGGCGATTGCCGAGCAGATCGAGAACGGCATCACTCAGCGGTTTCAACTCAACGTCGGCCGCGGGGTTCTCAGGTTCGCGTGGAAAGTCGTTCTCTATGCGCTGATCTGCCTCGCGGCTTACGGCGCCGGCGGCGGTTTCAAGAAGTTTCTCTAGGAGAAGGTGATGAGCATCTGGGCAGCAATCGAAAGCGAATTCAACTCGATCATCGCGGATGCGCGCTCGGTTCCCGAGAAGCTCGCCGCGCTCGTTGACCTGCATGGCAAGGCTCAGGGCCTCGCCGGAATCGAAACGGCCGTGACCACGATCATCGAGGACACGACCAAGGCGACCGAGGAAAAGGTCACCGCGATCATGCAGGCGGTGGGCAAGCTGTGAGTTCGTTCGATGACGCCTTCGTGTTCCTGATCGGCAACGAAGGCAAATATTCGAACAATCCGAAGGACCCCGGCGGCGAAACGATGTGGGGTGTGACAGCACGCGTGGCTCGCGCCTGGGGATACACAGGCCCGATGAAGGACTTGCCGCGCGACACCGCCAAGGCGATCGCGAAAAAGCTCTACTGGGATCCTCTCTCGCTCGATTCCTTTGATCCGCGCGTCGCGTTCCAGATCTTTGACGCGAACTATAACGGTGGCCATCCGGTTATCTGGATGCAGGGCGCCGCGGGCTCGCCAGTGGATGGATTGATCGGTCCCAAGACCATCGCTGCCGTCCAGGCTGTCGATCCGATGCGTTTCATGATGCGATGGAATTCCTTGCGCCTGAGCTATTTCACGTCGCTTAACACGTGGCAGACGTTTGGAAAGGGCTGGGCCCGCCGGATCGCCAGTAACCTCAGAACAGGGGCTGCATGATGCCGCTTATCCCCATCGCAATGGCGCTCGCACAGTTTGCGCCGATGATCGCAGGTTGGCTCGGCGGATCGAAGGCCGAAGACGTGGCCGGCAAGGTGGTTGGCATCGCGCAGGCTGTAACGGGGCAGTCGGCTCCCGATGCTGCGTTGGCTGCCATCCAGGCTGATCCGAACTTGTCGATGCAGTTCCAGAAGGCGGTGCTCGACAATCAGGCGCAGCTTGCCCAGATCGCCGCTGACCTAGAGAAGGCGGAACTTGCAGCCGATCAGGCTAACACTGCGACGATCAATCAGACGATGCAGGTCGAGGCAAAAGCCGATCACTGGCCGACGTACAGCTGGCGGCCGTTCATCGGCTTCTGTTTTGGGCTGCTCGGAATCTCAGCGGGCCTTACGGTCACCATTGCGTATATCGGCGTCATGTTTCTACACGTCGACGCCACCGTCCTCTCGTACCTGCCTGGAATGCTCGGCGCGGAGGCGGCAGTGATGACCACCATGGCGGCGCCGCTCGGTATCGCGAGCTACTTCCGCGGAAAGATGCAGGCGAATCCCGTGTTGCCTACCGACAACCGGGGCTGACCATGAACAAGATCGCACGCTATCTGCTCAATTACGCAGTGCTGCTGGACGAAGCGGCGAATACGGTGCTAGGCGGCTCGCCAAACGAGACCATCAGCGAACGCTCGGCGAAAGCGCGCAATGCGGGGCGCAAGTGGGGCTGCTACCTGTGCGGGCTTCTCAATCGGATTAACCCAGGACACTGCGATCGCGCGCTGACCTCGACCATCGGCGACGATGCAGTGATTGCGGACGGAAAATGAGACACCTCGTAAAAATCGCCGCCGGCATCGATACCGCGCCCACGCTTCTGGCTATCGCGCGCCAGCCCGGCCTATGGAATCGACATACCGCGCGTACGCAGCGCGAGGGCACTCCACACGCGGACGTATCGGACATCTGGCTCCGCTACAACGACGAGAAGCCGTACAAGGCCAAAGGCGACTATACCGGGTTCAACGATGCCCACGATCCCGTGTTTTACCCGGAGTGGTATGCGCTTCCGCAATTGCGCCCGATCGTCTTCGGGATGATGGCGCGAGTCGAGGGCACGCGTCTCGGTGGCGTGATGATCACCAGGATCCCGCCGGGCGGCCGCGTGTTGCCCCACGCTGACGATGGCTGGCATGTGCACCACTACAACACGAAGATCTACGTCGTGCTGCAGTCGAATCCGCAGTGTTGGAACCGCGTCGAAGACGAGAAGGTGGCAATGGCACCGGGCGAAGCCTGGTATTTCGACAACACGAAAGAACATGAGGTCGTCAACGAAGGACCGGACGATCGCATCACGCTTATCGTGTGCATCCGGTGCGAAAAATGAGTGCCCTCATGATCGCTGCCGCGGCTCCGTACGTTACCGGCATCAAGCACCACTTTTCTGCTGGAGTGTACGTGCGGGAAGCGACATTGCTTGAAGGTCAGGAGGTCGAGACGCACGAGCATGTCTACGACCACTTCGGCATTCTTGGACGCGGTTCCGTAATCGTCGACCTCGACGGCGAGATGGCGGTGCGTCACGGACCGTGCGTCATCGAAATCAAGGCGGGAAAAAAACATAGCATCAGAGCGCTTACGGACATTGTCTGGTTTTGTGTCCATGCGACTGATGTCGCAGATCCAGAAAAAATCGATGAAGTGCTGATCAAGAGGTGACGTATGCCATGGAGCGTTGCTGGTGGAGTGCTGGCAAGCGTCGCGGGCGCCGCGGTGTCGAGCGCCATGTCGCCCTCAACCTCCGGTGGTTCCGGCGGTGGTCCGAGCAGTTACTACGTTCCCACGGGCCTTGAAGACGCGGACAACACCTGGCAAGGGCTGCTCACGAGCCTACGAAACACCTATTACGCCAACGCCAATCCGCAGAACCAGATCGCACTCGGCTCCGAAACGGCCGGCATTAACGCCTCTAATCAGTACGGTCCGCAATATCAGAACGCCGCGAATGCGGCCGGCGCGGGTTACGGGAATCTGGTGGGACTCCTGAACGGTCAGGCCAATCAGGACTTCGCCACGAAGAATTCCCTCCTGTCGGCAGGACAGAACGTCTATAACCTCGGGCTCGATCCGCAGAATGCGCTGTACGCGCGCACCGCTCAGCAACTCCAGGATCAGACGGGCGCGACGAACTCGATGTACGGCCTCGGCTCGTCTGCTGCAGGCGCCGGTGTCGCGAATCAGGCGATGTCGAACTTCAATATCGACTGGCAGAACAACCAGCTCTCCCGCGCGTTGCAGGGCTTGCAGGGATACGGGCAGGCTGCCGGCGTCGCTGGACAGTACGGACAGGCGGGGCAACAGGCGGCCACCGCAGCACCGGGCTATCAGCTGATGACAGGCCAGCTTCCATATCAAACGGCGCAGACGATCGCCGCAACTCCTGGGCAACTCGCGAGCACCTACGGAACATATCTGAACTCGAACGTGTACGGTCCTGCCGAAGGCATCCAGAATCAGGCGATCCCCTACATGAACTACGGCCAAGGTGCGCAAGCGGTTCCGTTCCAGGCGCAGGCGCAAAGCGCGGGTGCGGCAGGAAGCATGGTGTCTCAGGGAATCCAGGGCCTCGGCAACGCAGTCCAGAATTCCGGTGGCTGGAGCAACCTGTTTAGTGGCACGACCGGCTCGTTCGGCGGTGGTGACTTCAGCGGCGCGTTCACGTCGAGCCCGTACTATCAGGGTGGCGGGAATAGCTACGGCTTCACGCTGCAGTGAGGTGAACCATGGCAGGGATTTTCGGACTTCCGTACTACCTCCAGTACCAGGAGCAGGCCCAACAACAGGCGCTGCAGCGTCAGTACGCGCAGATGCAGATGGCTGCATTCCAGCAACAGCAACAGGACCGACAGCGCCAGCAGGCGGCACTCGCGGCCGCGGGCAATGCTTTGCCTCAACTGCTCGCGGGCCAACAGCAACCTCCGCAGCAGATCGCGCCTCCGCCGCAGCCTCCGGCTCCTGGTCAGCCGTCTGTTGCCGCGCAACCCGCTCCGCAAGCTGGAGGGATGCCGTTGCCTGCAGGACCGGTTCCGGGTCAGCTTCCGCCCCTTCCTCAGGGTGGTGCGAAGGGCGCAATGCCGCCCGCTGGGCTGCCGCCGTTCAAGCCGCTGCCAACGTCGGCTTCTCCCGCACAGGCAGAGCCTGCTGCTATTCCCGCACCGCCTTCGCCGCAACCACAGCAGCCGTCCGGTCCGTTGACGCTGGAAGGCGCGGTGAAGGTTCTGAAGGATCAGGGACTGAGCGGCGCCGATCTGATGATGGGCTTGCAGCAGCTCACGCCGGTTCTCGATTCGCAGGCCAAAGCTCAGGCCGCGCAGATCCAGATGCGATTCGAGCAGGAAATGAAGTTGCAGGCCGTGCGCGACCGGCACGATTCACTGGAGGAACGACGCCGTGAAGCTGACCAGAGATCAGAAGATCGTGCGCTCGATCGTGCGGACCGCGCGCAGGCGCGCGCTGAGTCGAATGCTCTGCGTGCTGAATCAATTGCGCTTCGCAAACAGACCATCGCGCTAGCCAATGGCGACGACGCCAGGTTCTCGCCGGACGACCTGAAGTTTCTGGCTGAGCAGGCGCGTGCCGGCGACACGTCGGTGTATCAGAACCTCGGCCGCGGCGCGCAGGGCGCGAAGAACATCATTGCTCTTCGCCGCGAGGTGATGCGTCAGGAGCGCGAGGCGGGCGGTACCGGCGCGGACGTCGCAGCCGCTAACGCAGGATTCCAGGGCGAAAAGGCAGCGGCGCGCACTGGCGCCACGCGTGCGGCAAACATCGGTATGGCCGTGGCCGAAGCGCAGAAGACATTCCCGCTCGTGCGGGAGGCGTCGGCCGCGCTGCCCCGCACGCAGTTCGTTCCTGCAAACCGCGCGATGCAGGCTGCCCAAACGAACACAGGCGACCCGCGCGTCGTCGCGCTCGGCACGGCGCTGAACACGTCGGTGAATGCCTATGCGCGCGCGATCAGCCCGACCGGCGTGCCGACGGTGTCGGACAAGGAGCACGCGCGTGAACTGCTATCCACCGCGAGCACGCCCGAGCAACTCGACGCAGTGCTCACGATGATGGAGAAGGAAATGGCCGCCGCGCGGCAGGCGCCGACCGAAGTCCAGGCGCAGCAGAAAGCGCGAATCTCTGGCCGCGGTGAAGGGGCGCCGGCGGTCGGCACGGTCGAAGGAGGCTACCGGTTCAAGGGCGGCGATCCGTCCAAGCAAAGCAATTGGGAGAAGATGTGATGGGTCCGTGGGAGAAATACGCGCAGGACACCGCCGCGTCCACTACGGGACCTTGGGACAAGTACGGCGCCGCGCCTACTGCGAAGCCTGCGACCGGGCTCGAGAAACTGCCGCCTGACACGCCTGCACCAAAAGCGCCGGAGCATGCAGACAGCATTGCTAACAAACTGCTCGGGATCGGTGAGGCAGGGCTATCTGTCGCGTCTTCCATTCCAGCTGGCATTGCGGGTCAGGTATATGGCATCGGCAAGACGCTCACCAGCGGCAAGTACGGTACACAGGCGGGCATTCAGGAAGGCGAGAAGGCTGGCGTCGATCTGGCTAACCGGATGACCTACCAGCCGCGTACGCAGACCGGCCGCGACCTGGTAGAGGGTGCAGGACGGGTGATGGATGCGAGCCGCCTGCAGGGACTTCCTGTTGAGGGGCCGATGCTTGCGCGCATCCCCGAGGTGCCGCGCGGCGTGCTCGCCGCCGGGGAAGGTACTGCGGGTGCTGCGCGCGGCGCCGGTCAGGTTGCAGGTAGAGCGGCGCAAGGCGTTGGACGGGCTGCCGTCAATCAATTGCCCGATGTCGATCCGCAGACATTGCAGCTCGCTCGTCAGGCGCACAGCATGGGATTCCGGCTTACCCCCGATATGGTCTACGGGAACAAGTACGCGCGCGGCGCTGGCGAACTGGCGCAGGACAACCCGTTTGTCGGCAAAACCGTGCGCGAGCACAACCAGCAGGTATTCAATTCCCATCTGGTCAACGCGATCGGTGGCGAAGGCGACAAACTCACGCGAAAGACGTTTGCCGAAGCAATGGACAGATCCGGCAATACCATTGGATCCATAGCTGAAAAGTACCCGCTCCCGATCGATCAGTCGTTTGTTGCGAAACTTCGTGAGAACGGTGCTAACCAGTTGCCGGAAGTGCGTGGCGTGATTGAAAAATACGCAGACCAGATCGACCGCGCGGCGGGGAAGCCGGAAAAGCTCCTGGGAGGTGGACGAACTGCAGCGCCTCGCGAGCTTCCGGGACCAGTGTTCCGCCGCATCAATACGGCGCTCTCCAAGCAGATTAGAGGAACGACGAACGGGGATTTGCGTACCGCACTGCGTGGTCTGCAGGATGATCTTCTGGAAGAGCGCTCGAAGTATATGAGCCAGTCAGACCTCGATGCATATAACGAGGCCCGCAGGCAGTATGCCATCGGCAGCGCTCTCGAACCGCTTGTCGCAAAGTCCGCGACTGGAAACGTCTCGCCAGCCGCGTTACTGGGTGTTGTGACGAAAAACGCAGCCGGCAAGTCGGCGATGGCCCGCGGCACAGCCGGCCAGATGGGCGTGTTGGCGGACATCGGTCAGCGCTTCCTGAAAGAGCAGCCGTCCAGCGGGACCGCAGAGCGATCGCTGATGCAGAACCTGCTGACCCACCCGATCGGAGCGCTTGCCGCCGGCGGCACTGCGGCGCTGACTGCGCCGGTGGCCGCTGCATACAACCGGTACAGCCCGAGCGTCACGAATATGCTTATCGAAAGGCCACCTGCACCGTGAGAATCCTTGCGATCGACGTCGGATCCAATTGCCTTGACTGGCTTATGCGATGCCAGCAATGGGGGCATGACGTTCGCTGGTACGACAAACCTCGACCTGATGGAACGGACCGGCACGCAGGTGAGGGCATCGTGCCGAAGATCCGCGACTACGACGAACTGCGCCGCAAGTGGCTCGGCTGGGCCGACCTGATCTATACACCCGACAACACGCACTATCTCGACATGCTCGAGCCGTTCCGGCGCATCGGCTATCCGATCTTCGGCTGCAACCTTGCTGCGGTGGAATGGGAGCTTGATCGCGAAGTGGGTCAGAAGGTGATGGAAGACTGCGGTATGCGCATCATCCCGGGCAAGACGTTCCACGACTACGACTCGGCGATCGCGTACGTGAAGAAAGAGTGCAAGCCGTTCGTGTCCAAACCGTCCGGCGACGGTGAGCGCGCGATGTCCTACGTGTCGAACAGCGCGGCGGACATGGTGTACATGCTCAGCCGATGGAAGAAGATCGACAAGTACCGCGCGGCCGCGAAGCAGGACGGCTTCATCCTTCAGGAGAAGATCGACGGTATTGAGATGGCCGTGGGCGGGTTCTTCGGCCCCGACGGCTGGTCGAAAGGCTGGATCGAGAACTGGGAAAACAAGAAACTGATGAACGGCGACCTCGGCGTGAACACCGGCGAGATGGGAACGACTGTGCGGGTAGTGCGCCAATCGAAGCTGGCCGATGAGGTGCTGAAGCCCGCTACTGAGCATCTGCACCGCATCGGCTATGTCGGCTACGTGGACGTCAACTGCATGATTCCGACCGACGGCAAGGGCCCGTTCCCGCTCGAATGGACGATGCGCGACGGCTGGCCGATCCGTCACAACCTGACCGCGCTGATCGAAGGTGACCCGGCGCAGTGGATGGTGGACAAGCTCAACGGGCGCGACACGCTGAAGCTGCGCATGGACGAAGTGTGCATTTCGGTCCTGATGGCGCTGCCCGACTTTCCGTACTCGAAGATCACGAACAAGGAGCTGTGCGGCATTCCGATCTACGGCGCCGAAGACATGGAGCACATCCATTTCTCGGAAGTAATGATGGGCGTCGCGCCGCGCGAGGTGAACGGCAAGGTGGTTGACCTCCCAGGGCCGGTGACGGCCGGCGACTATGTGCTGATCTGCACCGGCACGGGCGAGACGATCACCGGCGCGCGTCGCTCCGCGTACAGCGCAATCAGGAAGGTCAAGATTCCAAACAGTCCGTTCTACCGCACGGACATCGGCGTCGGCCGGCTGAAGAAGCAATTGCCCGACTTGCAGCGCATGGGCTATGCGAAAGGTCTGGGGTACTGATATGCGTCGAGCACTTCGCGCGGGCCTAATTTCGGAGCAGTCGATCAAGGAAGCGCTGACCGAATCCAAGGGCGACATCTTTCTCTCGGCTTCAACTCTCGATTGCACGGCTCAGGAGCTCGACCGGTACATACGCGCGTCTGCTGAACTGCAGGGTTTCGCCGCGGCAATCGAGAAGGTCAAGGTCGATCCGGCATATTCCCGGATGAGCAATGAGCAGTTCGAAAGCGAGCTGGCTGACCTGACTCGAGCGTATCGCGTAGTTGGGCTGCAGGAGTTGCACGAGCTCGCGACCATGGATCATGGAGATAGCGCGGCGATGGCGAAGGTCAAGCTCCAAGCCGCTATTTCCCTTCGTGGCGGTGCGCCGGCCGCCGTCGGCGACCGCGAGATCGAACACGCGCTGAGCGAACTCAACCAGCTTTACCACCTGAACGCGCCTCGGATAAAACAGGTCCGTCAGACGACGATCACGTTTGAAGATGGTCGGGAAGTGTCTCAACCAGTGATCGAACTGCGGCCAGATCCGCAATAG